ATTATAACGTAGATTTTTATTCAAACTTGGGATCTTTTCCGACCATTGGATTAATCGATGTAATATATATTGCAGAAGATACAAATTTGGCATATAGATGGTCCGGGTCGACTTATATATCAATAGGAAATTCTTTAGCATTAGGTGAAACTTCTTCGACTGCATACAGAGGAGATCGTGGAAAAATATCTTATGATCATTCACAGTTAGTATCTGGAAATCCACATAATACCACTAAAGCCGATATTGGTCTTCCAAATGTTGATAATACTAGCGATTTAAATAAACCAATTTCAAACGCTACTCAAACCGCTTTAAATAATAAAGAAAATTTTATTCCCATTGGAACCGTTGATCAATATTTTAGAGGTGATAAAACTTGGCAACCTTTATTAAATTCAGTTTTTGGTTCTCATTATCAAACTTTGATCGATGAAGTTCCAAGTGTAACAACCTCGACTAATTGGATAACCGCTTCGAGTTTTACAACAAGTATTTTACCAGCCGGTACTTATAAATTTTTAACTAGATTTTATTGGAGTATTAATTCTACCTCTCGATATGCGTATTTTCAATGGTTCGTTGATGGTGTTGCACAAGGAGACGAATTTGTGGGTCGAGTATATGGATCTTCACAAAGAAGTAATGAAGTTAATTGGTTCGATATTACATTCCCTAATTATGGAACGGATTCAACACATAATATAGAATTAAGATTTCGTTTAAGTAGTAGCGCCACTTTGATTGCTTATAATGGTTATGTTAGTTTATGGAGGGTTTCTTAATGTTTACATTACAAATTGTAAAACAAATCATAAATATATCAAAATTAGACAATGAACTAAAATTATTAAATTCTAAATATTTAAATTTATCAACTAAAGGTGAGGAATTAACTTTTTATTTTAACGAAACTTTGATTCAAGAAGAAATTGATAATGTTTATAATTTAGTTAATAATTTTATTGAGGTTGATTTAGCCGAAAATTTAAAAATATATGTAGAAACAGAAATAAAACCTTTTGTCGATAATTTAATGTATACAATCCAAGCTGAAAATATAGCAATGGGTATTACTCAAGCTGGAAAAACTTTCGACGTTTTAGGTTTTTTTACTGAACAAATTCAATTACCAAATCGAACAAAAAAAGTTTCTTTAAAAGAAAGTATGGATTCAAATTCTTTAACTGTCACAATTGAATTGTTATTTTATTTTTATAATAATCCGAGTTTGTATATAGATTTAAATCCTTTTATTACACAAGAAAGAATTTTAAAATGGTTAAATAGTATTAAACAAAAATTAGGAATATAATATGAAATTATTAAAAATTGGTTTAAGTCGACCTAAAAAATTTAAATTATTTGCAGAATTAATTCGTTTAATAGAAAAGACTGAATTTTCACATGCTTTTATTTTATTTGAAAATTTTTATGGTGAAAAAGTCGTCTTTCAAGCATCTGGTTCAAAAGTTAATTTTATGAATTTTGAAATTTTTGAAAAAGATAATATTATTACAAATTTATATGATATTGAAGTTGAAAATTTAGATTATGAAAATGTTATTTCATATTGTTTAAAACAAGTTGGAAAACCTTATTCAATTCGAGATATTGTGGGAATTACTTTATATAAAATAACTTCTTTAAAATTGTTAAAAGGTACAAAAGAAAAAGAATTTATATGTAGTGAGTTAATTGGTGAAATTCTTCAAATTATCGAAATATTAGAAGAAAAAGAATTAGATTACTTTACACCTAAAAATCTTTATAATTTACTTGAATCCATAGATGATATAATTTAATAATCCTTTGATAGTTTCAAAAGATTATAGTTAATCTAACATAGGAGTTTTTATGTCTTTATCAAATCGAACAAAAGATTATTTATTAAATGGTTTAGCCGACAAACAAGCATTTAACGAAATTAGTTCAGCATTGGATGAAGTTTCTACAGCTGTTAAAGCGTCTAAAGTAATAGGAGATTTAACTTTTGAATCAAAATTTGCCGGTTTAAAAGGAAATTCTATTAGTGTTGAATTAATCGATGGCGGGATTGCTGGATCAGAAGAAGTATTAGTTGTCAATAAAAAAGTGAGTATAATTATGGAAGATGGAGTTTCAAGTGCTGATGAAATCAAAACAGCTCTTGATTCAAGCGTTGCGTTTTTAGCCATTGCATCCGTAATTGTTAGTGGAACTGGAAGCGATGCGCAAAATAGTGCAGTTGAAGTTAATTTAGAAGGGGGTTTAGATCATTCACTTTTAAGTAATTTCAGTAAAAAAATATTAAAAGTTGCTTTAGCGAGCAATTCTCTAATATTTTTAGAAATAGTTGATGCATTTCAATCTCGTTCGTGTCAATTATCATCAAAAGCAAAAAAATATCTTAAAGTTATGTTACACGATAATAAATCATATAAAGAAGTTCTAGATTCTTTTTCAATTTAATTCCAAATTCTTTTTAATAATCTAATATTTATGTTATAATTTATCTATAAGGGGTATTTATGCGCGAAGATAAATATATAATTTTATTAGATAAATTATCAGAAATCAAAACGGATACTGAAGTTTCTAAAACCGATTTGATTAATTTGAAAGATAATTTAAAGAATATGAAAAATGATTTTGGCGATTTTAAAGAAGATTTACTAAATATTAAAGATGATGTTCTTTTAAATAAAAATATAGTTAATTCACAATTAGTTGAAATTGAAAAAATATCCTTAAAATTGGGATCTTTTGAAAAAAGAATAGGTGACAATGAATATTATTTTAAAGTTTTAACAACTTTAACTAAAGTAATTTCGTTTTTATCACTTTTGGGTGGAACCGTAGCATTATATATGAAATTTTTTGATAAATAATAAGGATTAATATGTTTATTGGCAAATTAATAACAAAATCTTCGACTTTGAATAATATTAAACAACTTGGTTCGATTGAATTTAGAAATGGTGAATATCTTCCAATTTCTTTTATATTATTTGATAACGAGACGCAACAAAGATATATTCCATTAGTTGATTCGATAGTAATTGTTAGTTTAAATTTATCAGATGATACTATATTAACTAAATCTGTGAGTTTAAATTTGGATGATAGGTCGATTTGTTCTTTTTCATTAACGAAAGAAGAAACTGTTAAATTATTAGGTGGTAATATTACTTTTACAATCGATGAATTGGGAACTGGAACTCAAATTAGAGAAGGTATTATTAGAAATGCTTTAGCCAGAATTGTTGATTAAGGATTAAATTATGAGTTTGAATGCAAATAATGAAGGAATTAGAGACAATACAGGTTTAACCATTCGAGTTGAACCTTTAATCACGGTCGAAAAGTTAAAACAAACTTATTTGTTTGGTATCGTTCCTATTCTTGATGATCAAGGTAATGAATTAAGCGATGATGTTTTTCAAACATATATCAATAATGCAGTTTCAGCATTAGAACACGATTTAGATATTTATATTACACCGAAATCTGGAATTGTGGAATATAAAGATTATTATATGAATGATTATTTTGAATGGGGTTATATTCAACTCAACAATATTCCAGTTATTTCAATTGAAAAATTAGAAATGTCTTATATGAAAGATGATTTAGGTAACGATGAAGTTGTTCAAGAAATTCCTTATGCTTGGATTAGATTAAAAGCTCACGATGGAATTATCAGATTAATTCCTAATAATAAATTTCCAGCGAATTTACAAGTAGATTCTCGTGGAAATTTTTTTCCAGAACTATTAAGATCAAATTTTGTTCCTAATTTATGGAAAGTTACATATACAGCCGGATTTAAAGATGGAATGATTCCAATAGCTTTAAATCAAGCTATTGGTCTAATTGCTTCTATTCAGGCGTTAATTTTAGGTGGAAATCTAATAGCGGGAGCTGGAATTGCTAGTCAATCAATTAGTATTGATGGTTTATCTTCATCAATAAATACAACCCAATCAGCTGAAAATAGTGGTTATAGTGCAACATTAAAAGAATATGCTGCTTTATTATATGGACAAAATGCACAAGATAGAGTAAATTCATTAATGAATAAATTGAGAACTTATTATCAAGGTGAAACAATTTCAATAATTTAAATAATTTACTTGACTTTTGTGTTATTTTTAATTAAAATAGTATAATTATTATATATTATTGAAAAGAGAATATTATGGTAAATAATTTAATTTTAAAAATTATGAAATCAAGTTTAGAAAAAGAATTAGAAGAAATTCAAAAAGCCGATTCGATGACATCTTCAAGTGGAGAAGGTTCGAAAGGTGGAAATATTATTGGTCATACTAAAACTGGAAAACCTATTTATGCAAGCTATAATCATCAAAATCAACATGATCATATTTACGACTCTAATGATCATCGGGATGCTATGAATCATCATTTTCTAATTTCACAAAAAGCTAGTGAAAAATTAGCAGAAAAAATGAAAGATTCGAATTATAAACCGAACCAAGAAGTTTTATCCTTTATTCAACATCATAGACAACAAGCCGCAAAACATTTAGATCGCGCTAATCGATTAGAAGATATTAAATTAAAAAGAACCACTAAAGATCCGGACACTAAAAATCGCGCTTTAATGGCGGCTAAAAATCAAGCGGAAATGAAACAAAAAGAAACGAATTTGGGAAAAACGAAACTGGGAAAATCGTTAATAGCGACTTCAATTGATGGAACTTCCGTTTTGGATACAAATTCATTTTCAAATGAAATAAATAATTTAAAAAATAACGCAGTTTTAAAAACTTTAACTAATGAATTTATGTCATTAACTGAATTTGAACCCGCTAAAGATGTTAATATTGGAAATGATTATATATTATCTCTATCAAAAGATAATAATAATTTATATAGTGGTCAAGTTACTAAAAATGAAGAAGGTAATATAATACCTGTGCAAAATATTGAAAAACAAACTTTACCAAATATTATTACTTTATTACAATCGAAAGAAATATTACCATTTTTTGAAAGTGATTTTAATAGTTTAAGCGATAAGTTAAAAAATCAGCAAATAACTGAGAAAAAAGAAGATAAATCTAATGTGTTTGTTGGTATAATAAATAAGTTAATAAATAAATTATAATGAGATAATATATGGCATTAACAGGAAAAACGACAATTGGAATGGGACCTCGTGGGGGTTATATTATTGCGATCGATAAACATGGAAATCCAATTTATTCTTCAGAATCTCATAAATTACAAGAAGATTCTAAAATAAGAATTATTAGTAATGAAAAAAATGGAATAAGTGTTTTTCAACATGGTAAAGATGAATATATTGTCACCACTCATCCCGGACAAGCATCTCGTTTAAATTGTAGAGTACATGAAAAATTTAATAATAAAGAAGAAGCTTTAAAAAATGCAGAAATGAAAAGAAATAAATTAGGAAATATATCAAAATCTAACGGAGTCGAAAAAATGGATCAAGAAAAAGATATTCAAAAAGAAATGGAACAAATTTGTGAACATATCGAATATGTTCATAATCAATCAAAAGAAGATGTTAAACAGTGTATATTATTAGTTGGTCCCGAAATTGTTAAAAAATCTTTAGCTAATATGAGTGAAGAAGAATCCGAAATTATTAAATCGATTATTCAAGAAATGATCGATTTAAAAAAAGCGGTTAATGATTATCCAACTCCTGATAAAGAAGAAGCCCCAAGTGCTAAACAAAATATTGTTAAATTAGCCGATTCTAAAATGCAAGAAGAAACTGCTAATATTGAAGAAGATGAAAAATTGGTTAAAGAAAAAAATAAAGAAATAAATCATCAAGGTGATCATAGTCCTGAAGGTTTGGAAAATCCAGTAATAAAAGCTGATAAAGTTTGTATGGATAAAAAAGAATTTAAAGATGAACATAAAAAATTGGTTTCTACTTTAAAAGAAGGTTCAGAAGAAGAACAAAAAAAAGAAGCAGAAAAACAAGATAAAGAATTAAAAGAATATGTCAAAAAAGGTGGAGATGGTAGTGGAAGAAAAGGTCATATTACTAATGAAGAGAGTCCACATAAAGAAATTGAAATGAAATTAAAAGCGATTTCAGAAAGAGTTCAAAATCATAAAAAATTTTTAGAAGATTCGAAGAAAAGATTGGATGCAGAAATTGCGGAAATTGAAAGACTTAAAAAAGAAAGACAAGAAAAATTAATAAATAAATCTGAAGTTTTAGAAGAAGTAAAAGAAGGTAAAGAAGTATTAGAAAAAAAGGCTCCAAAAGGGATAGATCCAGAAAAACACGAAAGTTGTGTGAAAGAAGTTAAAAAGGAAGGACACGATGTCGGTTCGGCTCATGCTATTTGTACATCTTCAATGAAAAAATCGATTGATTGGAGGGCCGAAAATGCTTTATTAAAAGCAAATATTTTAGGAAGAAATTATCATTTTAATGTTAATGAATATTTAGATCTGTTAGATGATTTAAATAAATCTAAAAAAATAAACGAGGTTGAAAAAGAAGGTGATGTTAATGATACAATAGCGAAAGGATTAGATATTTCTTACGATCAATATCAAAAAACTTTAATTGAAAAATCTAGTAAACCTTCTAATATAGATTTAAAAAAATCTTTTAGCGATGATGAACTTCGAGAATCATTAAATTTAACTGAAGAAGAATTTTTAAAATTATTAGGTGAATAATAAATTATGGGTATTACAACCGTCAACAATTCAAATAAAAATACTAAAAATAAAGAAGGTTGGATTAATCCTAATAATAAAACTATTCCTTTACACGATTTAAAAGCAAATGCCTCTATAAATTTAGACCAATTTGATTCTTTAATAAGACGAAATGGGGTTAGAGTCTTAGTTTACAGATCAATGTTTTGTCCTAATATTAAATCAATAGATGGAGCCGAACATGATATCAATTGTCAAATACCTGGTTGTAATGGATCTGGTTATATAGATATCGTCCCATTAGAGACGTTTGCTTTTTTCCAATCTCAAACTTTCGATAAAGAAAATGATCCAGCTGGAAGTTTTGATGGAAATGTTGTTTCCGCGACTTTTTTATCAGGAATCGAATTGCAATATTTCACTAAAATTGAATTAATCGATTTTCAAGAAATTTATTTCCAAAGATGTCGAAGAAATGATACCAATTTAAATGTTTTAAAATATAAAGCTTATAAAATAAATGCGATCGTTGATGCTCAAGGATTTCAGTATTATCAAGATATAGATTTTACTTTAGACTCCAATGGTTCCATATTATGGAATACTGGAAAGGGTCCATTAGAAGATGTAATATTTAGTATTCATTATCACGCCGCTATTCAATTTCGAGCGATTAAGGGTATGCATAATAATAGATTTATTCAAGCTGTTTCAAAAACAGGTGATATGTTTTTCACAAAGGCACCAGAACAATGGTTATTACAAAAGGAATATCTCGTTAAAAGAGTTGATGAAAATGGTAATGAAATAATGCCAGATCCTATTCTTTAAATAATTCTAAATATTCATCATTTTCTAAACATTTATTCATTTTTATAAATAATAAATATTCTTCTTTAGAAACACATTTATCTTTAAAATAATAAAATTCCGCTTTTTTATTACCTTTAGAATCAAATATAATTTCAGCAGGACCAAATTCATTATGTTTTTCGAAATTTTCATTTAAATAATTAATTTTATAAAGTTTATTTTTTTGAAAAATTTTAATATATGGTATATTATCCTCATATATTTTTTCATTATGGAAATAAATTTCATTTTCAATATCTCCATTTTGGAAATATTGAATCGAATTTGGTTTTAAATGACTATTTTTACCATAACAATAAAACTTTTCTTCTTTTTTATTTCCATTAGGATAATATTCAATAAAAGCTGGTCCATTTTCATTATGTAAATAATTATCATTATAATAAAATTCGAAATATTTATTACCATTTTCTAAAAAAGTTATTTCAGCTGGTCCATTATAATTTGTTTTTTTTCCTTTTTGATAATGGACAATTTTTTTATAATTTCCATTAGGATAATATTCAATAAAAGCTGGTCGATCGTCGAAATCGTTCAAATTATTATCAATTAAATAGTGTTCTTCTAAAAGAATTTCCGAATCTAAATAAGGTTCATAAATTTTAATATGTTTATATTTATTCATTCCAAAAGTCCTTTTTTTCTCAACCGATTTCGATATTTTTGATACTCACATTGACAACCTTGATTAAACAAAGTAAAAGAATCACAAGTACATTTCGGTTCTATACCTAACATTTTTTCAATTGGAATAAATTTCTGCTCTTCGAGCATTTTTAAAAAATTGTCTAAATTTATATATAAATTGCTATGATTTCCATTACCCAGTCGATTACTCAAATGAACTTGTACAGTCGAAACACCATTTGATAATAAAGAACCACTTATATATAAATATAAGACATTTCTTCTAATTTTGGTACTTTTTTCCAAAATTTCTTCTTTATTTTTAAAAGGGCATATAGTAATTAAATGATCCGATGAACTGTATTCTAATTCCCCTTCATCTAAAAGAATTTGTTCTTGATTATAAGTTAAATATTTCCATCTATTTAATTCACTTAGATCTCCGTATATAATTTTATAAGGAGATTTCGTTTTTGAATTATATACAATAAAAATATTATTTTCGTCTATTTCTTCTCTTTTCCATTTTTTCATATTATTTACCCATTTTTTTAACCAATTTAGTAAATACACCATTGGCGATTTTTATATTTTTATAATCATTTGTAAAACTTATAAAATATTTAGTTTTATTTTTTTCAATTTTAACAATAGTATAAGTATTACAATGATAATTCATTTTTAATATTAGTAATTTTTTACGAGTATAAGTTTTTTTATATTTTATGATACCACTATAATAAGGAAAATCGATTAGTTTTAATTTCGGAGTTTTCACATATTCTCCTTTTGAATTTTTATTTTCAATTTTTTTAAAGCATTTTTTTCTATTTGACCTATTCGACTATGAGTTAATTTTAATATTTGACCAATTTCTTCAAGATTTAACCCATCCCCTTTTTCACCAATACCAAATCTTAATCTTATAATCATTTCTTCTTTAGGATTTAATTGAGTTAAGAAATGTCTCAATCGTTCTTTAAAAGATTCTTGAGAAGTTTTTAAAAAAGGATCATTATCTTCATTATAATCTATTAAATAATCGGATAATTTCATTTCTGGATCAATTTCAGTTTCAAAAGAAATCGGTTGATTGATAATTTTTTTAAATTTTTTAGCTTTTTTTTCCGAAATATTCGCAATTTTCATAATCTCATCTAGAGGTATATCTTTAATTGAATCATAACTCGACAAAGTAGATCTTTTTAATTTTGATGCTATATCTTGTACATGAATTGGTATTCGAATTAGATTACTTTTGTTGGAAATTGATCTTCTTATTGATTGTTCAATCCACCAAGTCGCATAAGTAGCAAAACGAAACCCCTTTTGATATTCAAACTTTTCTACAGCATTCATCAAACCCAAATTCCCCTCTTGAATTAAATCGTTAAACTCTAAAGCATGATTTGTATAGTTACTAACTCTAGAAACTACTAATCGTAGATTTGCTAATATAAATCTATTTTTAGATTCTTCAACTTTTCGAGTAATCGAATTTAATTCTTCGGCCAAACCTATGACTTCATAAATATTAATATTTGATTGTTTCAAATCTCGAAAGAAAGCATAATTTTCACATTGTTCTATTGTAATAGTTTGTAATTTATTATTCGAAATATTTTTGTTTTTTAAAAATTTAAAAGTAAAATCTTTATCAATTAATTTAGACATTAAATTATAATAATCCTCTTCATTAGTAACATCTAATAATTTATTATTTTGATTTAATTTTTCCAATTTTTCTTTTATTTCTTTATTTAAATTAATTATAGGTTTAATAAAAGTCATTAAACCGAAATGGGATAAATGAAATTTATTTATAAGATTTTTAACTTTTTCTAAATCATTTTTTTTGATTTCGTTAATTAAATTTGAATAAATATTTAAATAAGTTTTGACTACTTTTAAATCGCTTTCTTGATTTAGTTTTTTAGTAATTCTTTGTAAAAATGAAAAATCTTTTTTAACTCTATCTTCTAATTTTATAAATTCTTTTAAAACTAAATTAGATTTTAAAGCACATTCAATTAACAAAAATTCATTTTTTTCAATATCTTTCGCTAATTGAATTTCTTCTTCTTTGGTTAATAATTTAACATCATTTAATTTAGCTAAGTAGTTGTTTATAAATTCTTTTGATAATGAACTTTTTTTCATATATTAATCCTATGGTTTTTATTCATAAATTAATTTTAACATTAATAAAATTAATTGTCAAAGGTATAATTATATATGAGTACATTTAATATAAAATTAATTGCAGAAAATTTGGGTAAAAGTTTAGAAAACTTGGGCGATCAAGTTGAACAAGAATTAAATCAAGCTATTAAAGATACAGCCGAAGCCACTTATGCTAAAATCATTAGTCAAGCTCAACAACAATTACATAGTACTAGAAGTCAATTTTTAAATGGTCTAAGATTTTCAATTCTCGGAGATAATACTTATTTAATTTATCTAGATGGTGAATTTCCTAATATGATTGAAAATGGTTGGGGCGCATATGATATGAAAAAAACCCTTTTAAAATCGGAAAAAGTTGTTGAAATCGGATCGAGAAGTGGGGAAAAATGGGTTAGGACTTCTAAAGAAGGAAATAAATATGCATCTGTTCCTTTTAAACATAAAATTAATTCGAATGGTGGTAGTGGAGATTTAGCTCAAGAAATTAAGAACTTAACATCATTTAATCGTCAAGGGAAGAAACAAAAGATAACGAAAATTTTTAAAGACGACTTTGGTCAACCAATTGCTGGTAAAGTGGCCGTTGCCGAAAGTGAAAATCCTCTTTTGAATAAATTAACCAAATATCAACATGTTAATGAAAAAGGAAGAGTTTCAAGTATTTATATGACTTATAGAATTATTTCAGAAAAATCAGAAGGGTGGTATAATAGTGGTTATGAAGGAGTTCATCTTTTTACAGAAGCTGAAAGATGGGTTGAAAGTGAAATTGAAAATATTATTAATACTTTAATAGGTTAAATATATGTCATTTAATTTGCCAGACTTAATTATTGAATCAGTTATTAGAGAAGGATTAGATTTTATTAAATCAAATATTAATTTAATAGATAATATATTTGGTTCTTTAGCATCAAATTATAATCAAGCTAAATATGGACAAAATGAAATCGATAAATTGAAAGATTTGATTTTAAAAAAACAAATATATATTGTTCATTCCTTTTATGATGCTGAAGGAAAAGAACCAGCTATCAGTATTCAACTTGGACAAGATTCTGAAGATCGTCAAACGACACATTTAGATGATTTTGAAGATGATACTTTAATACCGATAACTGATCCTATCGAATTACAAAATCTTATTAAAATTAATAATATAACAATTTTCAATTATAATGAAGAAGATGGAATCATTTATTTAGAAGATTCTATTGATTTAACACAAATTCATAAAAATGATATTTTTGTCGATGCTTCTGATAATGAATTTATTATTAAAGGGGTTTCAGACGAAGAAGATAATAAATTTGTTTTAATTGAACCAAATTCTGATTTAGATATTAATAATTTAAGTTTAATCAAGTCGAGTTTGAATTATAAATTATTTGAACAAAGAGGGATTTTAAGTGATGTTCAAATTGTAATTGGAGTTCATAGTAAAAGTGCATTATTTGCTAAATATTTATATATATTAGTAAAATATTTTATTTTATCACAAAAGAAATCTTTAATTGAAAGAAATTTCATCGTTTCCACATTTCAAGGTAGCGATTTCACTAAAAATTTAGCTTATCATGGTGATATGGTTTTTACTAGATTTTTAACAATTAATGGTAAAATAGAAGATTCTTGGAAAGCTGATGAAATTAAACCTATTGATAATATTGAAGTTGTTGTTAAAGTTGAAAAAGATCAAGCTACAACTGAAAATCTTGATTTACAAGATATGTCGATACAAGTATCCGAATAAGATATAATTAATATAGATAAAATAATTCAGATAATATCAATTATTTTTAATGATTTGAGGTTAAACATGAGTATTAAAAAAAAATTTGGTTATGCTACAATTCGTAAACCGGGTGCTTATTCGGTAACGAAAGTTGATAATTCAGGAGGAGTGTCATTTACATCAACAGATATTTTAATGATCATAGGTGAAGCTTTTGCTGGTAAACCTGGTTCTAGTGATGGAATACAAAAATTTGGAGCTTCTCAAATAGGGGCTTTAGTAGAAAAATATGGAAAAGGTCCTATAGTCGATGCGGCTTTAGCTGCTACAAGACCGGCATCTTCTTCTTTAATTGGTGGAGCTGGACAAATATTAGTTTATAAAACTAATGCTTCGACTCAAGCTTCTTTGAGTGTAAAAGAAGCCGGCGATGTATCACCTTTATTAATAATTAAAGATGTTCTTTGGGGTGTATCTGGTAATACTATTTCTGTTTCAATCGCTAATGGTACTAATCCGTTAACACAAAAAGTTATTTCAATTTCTAAAACAGGTTTTACAAGTGAAACATTACCACAAAACGCCGGTCAGTCTCAATTATTAATTCGATATACAGGAAATGCTACAACCGCTACTTGTACAATTAGCGGAATTTCAAAAAATGCCAAAACTTTAGTTACTACTCTAGCGGGTGATCAAACAGATTCTTCGGTAAATTTGAATATTCCTTTAGAAAATAAAACAATGAAAGAAATTGCTGATTATATTAATGCTCAATTAGGTTATTCATGTTCATTGTTAAATATAGCTTCCGGATCTGTAGTTTTAGCAACAGATTTAGATTCTATATCAGCTTCAAATATAAAAGTTGATTTAAATCTTTATAGAATTCAAGAAGAAATCAAAGAAATAATAAATAACAATTCTCAATATTGTGAAGCCGAATTAGCTTCGACTCCGGTTGTTGGTTTACCGAAAAATATAAGTTCGACTTTTTTAAGTGGTGGAGCACAAGGAGCTTCTTCAAATACTGATTTTAGTAGTGCATTATCAAAAGCTTTATCAAGAGATCTAAATGTCATCGTTCCTTTAATTTCACAAGATGCTAGTGATGATATATCTTTGGGTCCCATTTTTGAAGGTGGTTTTGTAACCGATGCATCTAGTTCTTATGATATCGATTCGGTAATTGCTGGTTTGAAATCACATCTTCTTTTAAGAGGACAAATTAAAAATAGAAAAGAAGCTATGGGTTTTGTTGGTTATCGAGATAAAGATAAAGCGGATTGTTTCGCTAAATCTGCAAATGTTGCTAGTGAATTGATTCAATTT